GCGATCTTACAACGTAAGTTGACTGAAAGAGAGATAATAGCTTTAAAAGGTTTTGGTAATGACGGATTAAAATTATTAAATGAAATAGCTAAAGACATGCTACCTGGTATTGGTGAAGCAAGAGCAATGGCATATGCAGAAGATGAGATAAGATTACTAAATAAAGCAGTAGAGGAAAGAGATGTGCCAGGAACCATTGTTCATGGTATTGGTGTGCCTTTGATGTCTGCTGGTACTTTGCCATATTGGTTAGGAGGTGCTGCTATTGGTGGTACTGCAGCTTTCTTGATGAGAGATGTCATAGGTAAAGGATACAGAAGATTTACTTCTAGATTTAGAAAACCATTAGAAGAGCCAAGGAGTAATAATGCTTTCATGAGCAACGCTCAAGCATTTGCAAGAACAGAAGATAATATTTTAATAAGACAAGCGTATTCACAGTGGCTAAGAGGATTACCAGAAAATAGAATTCAAAATACTCAAACATCGATTGCTAACAATATGCTTGAGTTTAATACAACAATTAGAAACAACCCAAACAGATTGAACAGACTTATCGATGAAGAACAGGCTGATATACATTATACAGCAGCTCAAATAGATAATGATATTAATATTAAATTACAAAAAGAATTATTAAATAAAGAAAAACAAAAGGGTGAATTAGTCATAAGACAAAAAGATTTACCTGCAAAAGTAACAGAGAAATTAAACTATGGTGAAACAGCAACTCCAAAAAGAACTGGTCTAGCAAAAAATGTAAGTGAGTTTCAAGGATCAAGAGCCTTTGATGTATTAGCTAAAGAAAACTTTAAAGGGATGAACACTGAACAAATACAAGCGAGAATAATAAATTTAATTAGAACAGGTAAAATTCCAAAAGAAGAAATATTTGATGCAGGTATATTAAAATTAGATGAAAACTTCAAACCAATTGGGGGTGCACTAGGTAGTAAAGATTTAAGAGATCTTAAAGGCACAGTTGATAAACAAATCTTACTAAAGATGTTAAAAAATGCACCTTCACAAAGATTATCTATAAACACATATGGCACACTTCAAAAAGACGCTGACTTCTTTGATCTGTATGCTTCAACAGATATTATTGGTGCAAACATCAAAGGTAACATAGATGAGTTAATTTTTAAAACAACAAATACAGCTAATAGAAGAACTTTAAGAGATGTTAGAAATACATTAGATGATTTAATGTACCAATCAGGCAGAATTGCAGAAGGGGGTAATGTTACTAACTTTGCATCAGATAGAACCATACAACGACTACAAGACATTATACCAGAACTAGATGTTGCAACTCAACAAATGATGAGAGCTTATGTAAGCAATATACAAAAAATAAAACCCTACACAACAAAATCAGGTTCAAAATTTGATCAAAGAGATGGTTACCCAATGCACCAATCTACAAGCACAGCAGGTGGTGCAGATTACAGAGAAAAAGTAATTTACTTAAATGAGCCGATACCACTTAATAAAGGTAAAGGTGTTGCATCTTTTACGTCACACTTCAAAGAAGGAAACCCAATTGTACATGTAAGATATAAAACAAGATATACTAAAGACGGGAAGCCAGTATTTTCTGTTGAAGAAATACAATCAGATACACTACAACCATTTTATGATTCAGGTGGTAAAATAAAAAGAGAAGCTATGAACAATCCTTACGACAAAGGATTACTTGAAGGTGTTATTAGAAATAAAATGAGAAGTCTAATTGATGAACAAAGACCTTTAATTGAGTTATCAAAAAAACAACCGTTAAGTAATTCTCAAGAAAAGCTTCTACAAAAACTTCAAGATGAACAAAGTTTGTTAAAAAAATATTTTGTAAAATCTGAAGCTATGGATGAGGCTGCCCTTCAAAAAATAGGAAAAATTATTAAAGACGAAGTTAAGGAAGATTATTATCCTTACATGAGAAGTTATTATAAACTTGCATTAAGATCATTAATTGACGAAGCTGTGAGAGATGGAAGAAGAGGAATTACAATTGTACCAGTTGGTAAGGGCACTCACCACTCAAAAGATAAAGGCCACTACCTTTACTATGGGGACAACAAAGGTTCAAAAGTTCAGGCTTTAGAATCCACAGCATTACCTCCTCCTGGTAAAAGAAAAACATCTGCAGAGGCAATCTATCCTGCAACTTTAAGACAAATAGCAAAAGAGATTGAGAGAGACTATGGAATTAAATTAAATCTTAAAACTCAAAAGATTTATAATACATCAGATGCATCGCCTTATGTTATTAAACATGAAGAACGTGATGGTATTATAGCTGCTTTTAAAAATAAAAAGAATAGAGACTACATGCTTCAAAAATATAATAGTAAAGGTGTTGCTCGTTATGTAGCTGATGATTTAACAACAGATGCGAGTAAAAGAAATGAGGTATTTACTGGGTTTACATTAGAGATACCTGAAAATGCAGCTAAGATTTTATCCAAGAAAAAACTTAGATCTTACGTATCGGGTGGATTAGTTGCAATTGAGCCAAAAAGAGAGTATTTTGCACCATTGTTTTAATTATGAAGAATTTAGCTAAATTATTTCTGCAATCTAAGCAGCAATCTGGAAAAGTAAAACCAAGAGAATCTGCTAGCACCGCACGTAAAGTCGGTCAGATGAGAAATACAGTAAGGCAAATGACTGGTTACAAAAAAGGAGGAACCATGGAAAATCCAAAGAAACAAGATAGACGTGTGGGAAAGTATGAGTCAAAGAAAAACACCGCAGAGCAAAGAGGTAGAGACAGAATGAGAAAACATAAAGAAAGTGTTAGAGAAGTATTAGATATGATAAAAGGTGCAGGTAAAGAATTAATTGGAAAACAAAAAGGCGGTGTAGCATCACCACCTGCTAGAAAAGCTCCATTAGGTTTAGGCAAGCTTATGGCTAAAAGACGAATAAGAAAAATGTCTCCTATGCAAATGGACAGAAAAAAAGAAGGTTACAGAGCAAGAGTAGAAAAAGGTGGAGGTAAAGTTATGTTTGCAGATGAAATGGGTAGATTAAAAGGTGAAAGTAAAAAATCACAAAAATCTAGAATCAAAAAAGGTTTGAAATTAAAAGCTGGTGGACTTGCAATGAGAGGTTACGGCATAGCTAGAAGAGGACATTAATGTCAAGAGAAGATTTAGTAGAAGTTCAAGAACAAGAGGATCTTGAGATAGAAGGTCCTGGTGATCAAGTTCTAAACGAGAATATAGATGTGATTGAAGACGAAGAGGGTAACGCTCTAATGGGTGAGCCAGCTCCCGAAACTCCAGAAGAAAACTTCTATGCAAATCTTGCAGAATTTTTAGATGAAGCAGAACTAAAATCATTAGCATCAAAACTTTTAGCAGATTTTAAGGACGATTCACTTGCTAGAAAATCATACATTGAAACATATACTAAAGGTTTAGATCTTCTTGGGTTTAAATATATGGAAGTCACAAGACCATTCATAGGTGCTTCTGGTGTTACACATCCGTTACTTGCAGAAGCAGCTACGCAATTTCAAGCACAAGCATTCAAAGAATTACTACCATCTGATGGACCGGTCCGTTGTCAAGTAGTGGGTAAAGAAACAGCTGAAACAATAAAACAAGCTAATAGAGTTAAAGATTACATGAATTATCAAATTACAGATGTTATGGAAGAATATACACCTGAAATGGATCAGATGTTATTTTTTTTACCATTAGCTGGTTCTACATTTAAAAAAGTGTTTTACGATCCAGCAATTCAAAGATGTAAAGCAACATTTATTCATGCAGAAGATTTAGTAGTGCCATACAATGCATCAGACTTATATGAAGCTGAAAGAATATCAGAAGTACAAAGAGTTACAAAAAATCAAATTAAAAAAAGACAAGCATCTGGTTTCTATAGAGATGTAGAATTACCGGAACCATTTTTTAAAGAAGACAGAGCACAACAAAAGTACGATGAGCTTGAGGGTGTGAAACCACAAAAGTATCAAGACATATATAATTTTGTTGAGATGCATGTTGATCTAGATCTTCCAGGATATGAAAGTGAAAACGGAATAAAAATTCCTTATATTGTAACTATCGATCAAGATAGTATGACAATACTTTCTATCTACAGAAATTACAAAGAAGATGATCCAGCAAAAAAAAGAATACCTTATTTTGTTCATTATAAGTTTTTACCAGGTTTAGGTTTCTATGGCTTTGGTTTAATTCACATGATTGGTGGATTATCAAAAGCTGCTACAGGAGCTTTAAGACAATTATTAGACGCTGGTACACTAGCTAATTTACCAGCAGGATTTAAATCAAGAGGAATTAGAGTCAGAGATGATGCGGAACCGTTACAACCTGGAGAGTTTAGAGATATAGATGCTCCAGGTGGTAACATTAGAGATCAGTTTCAATTACTACCCTTCAAAGAACCAAGTCAGACATTGTTTTCATTATTAGGTTTCTGTGTTGATGCAGGTAGAAGATTTGCAGCAATTGCTGATTTACAAGTTGGAGACGGCAATCAACAAGCTGCTGTTGGAACAACAGTTGCGTTACTTGAACGTGGGTCTAGAGTTATGTCTGCTATTCATAAGCGTGCATACTATTCTATGAAAGAAGAGTTCAAAATAATGTCTAGAATATTTTCAGAATATATGCCTCCTGAATATCCGTACAATGTCGTAGGTGGTAGTAGATTAATTAAAGTACAAGATTTTGATGACAGAGTAGATGTTGTACCAGTTGCAGATCCAAATATATTTTCTATGTCACAAAGAGTTACACTTGCTCAAACAGAACTACAACTTGCACAAGCTAATCCACAGATCCATAATATGTATGAAGCATATAGAAGAATGTATGAAGCTTTAGGTGTAAGAAATATAGACGCATTATTACAAGAAGAACCTGAGCCACCACAACCAATTGATCCCGCGTCAGAAAATACTGCTGCATTACAAATGCAATTACCAAAAGCATTTCCGCAACAAAACCATGATGCACACATTGCAGCTCACATGGCATTTATTAGAACTAGAATGGTTCAATCAAATCCAGCAGTGTATGCACTGTTACAAGGACATATATCTGAACATGTAAGTTTAAAAGCAAAGAACGAAGTTATGGAACAATTTATGGCTCAACCAGAGTTAGCTCAATTAGCTCAAACACAACCTGAGTCTTTTGCAATACAATATGAATCTGCAGTAGCAGAAAGAATAGTTGTTCTTACAAATGATTTAGTAAATCAAGAAATGCAGTTCTTAGGTCAACAAAACCAAGATCCATTAGTTGCATTAAAGCAAAGAGAATTAGACCTCAAAGCACAAGACATAGCAAGAAAAGCACAAGAGACAGCTGAGAGATTAAATGTTGAAACAAATAAATTTGAAGCACAACAAACAATCGCTGAAGATAAACTGGACTTGCAGGAAGAGATACAAAGAGGTAGACTAAGATTACAACAGGAGAAACAAAATGAGGAGACGCGTTAGAAAGTTTCC